TATGGTAAAAGACCTGCTGTTGGCTGTGCAGTTGTGCTAAATAACGGTCAAACTCCACTCAATTTGTTAATGCCTTTGTAGGTTTTTAACGCTTTTTTTAACATTTCTTAATCTTTTTTAAATTTATTTTAGTATCATTTACTAGATAAGGGATAACTATTTTTAATATTTTTAGTTAAAAAGTATGTTAAAAGTTTGGTTGGTAACTTTTTTATTGTATCTTTGTCCTGTCAATAATTAAAAGACAATAAAACAAAATTAACTTAAAATAAAAAAAATGTCAGAATTAAAAATGTACGAAGTAGGAGTAGAGGTTATAGAAAACCCAAGTAAAGAACCAAACAAAATTACTTACACTACTTACGAGGTAGAAGCAACATCAGAATCAAAAGCAAGAAGAAAAGCATCAGAGTTATGTGCAGATGAATTTAACCACTTGCCTTACACAACAGAAGTTATATAATTAATCAGGGGGTGTAAAAACCCCCACAAATAAATCAAGAAATGGAAAATTGGAAAATCGTAAACAGGAACACAGGAGCTACACACTTCTTAAATGAAGAAGAAAAAGAAACATTCTTCAAGACAAACAGTTACTTTAATAAAGATGGTGGGTATAAATACAGTATCTACAACCTAACTAAAGCTAAAGCTAGAAGAACAAATAAGATGTTAGACCTACTTGCTCTCTTATGTTTAATAGCTGTTTCAATCTTAGGTACATTACTTTACATTCAA